ATGGTGATATTGACCTTGATCCCAATGGTTCTGGTGAAGTCCATATCCCAGACGATACATTCCTGTCGTTTGGTAATGATAAGGATGCAAAAATTGAATATGATGAAGACGGTGTTAATCAGTTAACCTTTACTGGTGCTGATATAAGAATCAATATTGCAACAGAGTCTAATACTAAAGATACTGGTGCTCTTATTGTTGAGGGTGGTGTTGGTATTGAGAAAAACCTCAATGTTGGAGGAAATCTCAATCTTGAAGGTGGTGCTGTCATTGATGACATCAAAATTCAAGATAACGTAATATCTTCATTATCCGATAGTAGTGATACTCTTTACTTAGATCCATTTCCCGATGGACTGAGTAATGAAGGTACTGTTATTATCAAAGGTAGTCTTCAAGTTGATGGCACAACAACATCAATTAATTCTACTACGTCAACATTAAATGATCCAATTTTCCATATTGGTGATTTAACTAGTGAAAGAACCGTAATGACAACGGTTGTTTCTGGTGTCAGCACAATTAGATTGGATTCTGTTGTTGGTATCAATACTGGTGATATTTTATCTGGAAATGCAGGTCTGAATGCTGGTGCTGCAAATACAGTTTCATCATATGATTCTACAAATAAGATCGTCACTCTGCAAGATGCCACTATTTCTGGTATTGCAACTGCAACTCAATTAACTATCACTCACGCATTTGATACTAATACCGATAGAGGTATTTCTTTTGCATATAACGATAGTCAATCACAAGTGGGTGGTGGAACCACTGGTAATAAAACTGGTTTCTTCGGATATATCGACCAGGGAAATGTTGGAAGTGGAGCTACAAATAGATCTTGGACTTATATTCCAGAAGCAACCATTGCAAATAGTCTTGTAAGTGGAACAAGAGGATACTTAGATATCAAAGGTATCTACTACCAGACTAGTGATTTTAATCACAATGGAATGGTTTATTTTGATGTTGATGGTCTTCAAACTTCAACAAATTCACCATCCTCCGCAGTTTCTGCTTCTAAACAAGTAATGACTGCAATTACAAAGAGGGTTCTTAATCTTCCTAGTAATGTTACTTTATCAGAAGGTGATATCGTTAAACAAGACACTAGCGGTGCATATGGTGTTGTTGAAAGTGCAGTAAGTAATGCTGCTACAGTCCCTCTGATTGGAGTTGAAGGGACATTTAATACATCAAATAATTTAAGAAAAGAGGGTGACAGCGGATCTATCGAAAATCTTTCCGTGATTCCTAGTAGTGTTGGTGTGATATATACTGATAGACCACACTGGACTGACACTCTCGATGGAGGTACTTTCTGATAATATGGATAATCAAAGTGAAGTGGATGTAAATGTTCTTGTTAAACTTTATAATTCTAAATTAGCATCATTAACAAATCAAAATGTTCTTCTTGAGGCAAAACTAACCACTTTGTCCCAAGACTTTCGTGAAAAATATGAGAAATTGAAACAAGAAAATGTTGAACTAAAATCAAAGTTAGAAGTACAGGAGTAATATGGCAAAGCCATCAACTAGACAAGGTTTAATTGACTATTGCTTACGTCAACTTGGTGCTCCCGTTTTAGAAATTAACGTGGATGATGATCAGATTGATGATCTAGTTGATGATGCCATTCAATATTTCAACGAACGTCATTATGACGGTGTTGAAAAAATGTACTTAAAATATAAGATAACACAAGAAGATGTAAATCGTGGTCAGGCAAAAGGCACTACTGGTGTTGGTATTGTAACTACTACAGCAACTTCTGTAGATAGTGGATCTGGATCTTTTACATCAAGTTTTTACGAAACATCAAATTTCATTCAAGTACCAGACTCTGTTATTGGTGTTGAGAAAATTTTTAAATTTGATACTAATAGCATTTCTGGAGGAATGTTTAGTATTAAATATCAGTTATTTTTGAACGATTTATATTATTTCAATTCAGTTGAACTCTTACAATATGCAATGACGAAGAGTTATCTTGAAGATATTGATTTCTTATTAACTCCAGATAAACAAATTAGATTCAACAAAAGACAAGACAGATTATATCTTGATATAGATTGGGGTTCACAAGAAGTAGGTGAATTTATGATTTTGGAATGCTATAGGGCATTAGATCCAGAATCATTCACTCAAATTTATAATGATAGTTGGATGAAACAATATCTTACTGCACTCATTAAGAGACAGTGGGGAAGAAACCTCAGTAAGTTTAGAGGGGTAAAACTTCCTGGTGGAATTGAATTAAACGGGGGGGAAATTCTTCAACAAGCAGAATCTGAATTATCGGACATCAAAGCAAGAATGATGACCGAATATGAATTACCACCCTTAGACTTTATTGGATAATGGCTCTTAATCCTTTTTTTCTTCAAGGCACACAGTCTGAGCAGAGACTAGTTCAGGATATAATTAACGAGCACCTGAGATTTCATGGTGTAGAAGTAACGTATATTCCTAGAAAATTTGTAAATAAGAAGACGGTTATTGAAGAAGTTCAAGCGTCTAAATTTGATGATAATTATTCAATTGAAGCATATGTTAATACATATGATGGATATGGTGGTGCAGGAGATATCTTAACAAAGTTTGGTGTAAGTATAAGGGATGAATTAATACTTACAATTTCAAAGGAAAGATTTGAAGATTTTATTGCCCCATTTATGGCAGGCATTGATGATGGAACTGAAGATAGTGAATTACCAACCCCAACAAGACCCAGAGAAGGAGACTTAGTTTACTTTCCTCTTGGTCAGAGATTGTTCGAAGTAAAATTTGTAGAACATGAAGATCCTTTTTTCCAATTAGGAAAAAATTATGTTTATCAATTAAAATGTGAACTCTTTGAATATGAGGATGAAGTTATTGATACTTCTATTTCAGAAATCGATACTCAAGTTCAAGAAGAGGGTATCATTTCTACTCTCAAACTGATTGGTATTGGTAGAACTGCTACTGCGACTGCTGTTATACAAGGAACAGAAACTAGTGGATATGTTAGAGAAATATTCTTAAACAATGATGGTTCTGGATATACTTCAGCACCAACAATTGGATTTACAACATCACCAACAAGTCAAAGTGGTGATACTGCAGAAGCGATAGGAATTCTTACAACTAAAGGTGGTGTTACATCTCTTGAGAAGATTTTACTTATCAATGCTGGTGCTGGATATACTGTTACACCCACTATTACAATTTCTGGTGGTGGTGGAACCGGTGCTGCAGCAACTTGTCGTATCGTAACTAGTGGTCAAGGTGTAATTAGATACAATATCACAGATAGTGGTGTTGGATTTGGCACAGCACCTGTAGTTACAGTTGCAGCACCTCCTGCAAGTGGAATTAGTAGCACTGCGGTTGGTATTGCATCTATCGGTCTCAATGCTGCTGGAACAAACATACTGAAAGCGATCTACGTACAGAATCCAGGTAGAGGATATAGTTCTGCACCAACAGTTACTATTGCAGATCCAGAGTCACTCAGTGGTCTTGGAACGTTCTTATTTAATGAAGTCATTATTGGAGAGAGATCTAAAACTGAGGCGAGAGTCAAAGCATGGGATAATGATACAAATATACTCAAAGTATCTAATGTTAGTATTGGATCAACTCAACTTGGATTCTTCCCAGGAGAAATTATTAAAGGAAAAGAATCTGGAGCAGAGTATCCATTACAGTCCTTTAATCAGGATGATATATACAATGAGTACACTGAAAATGATATCTTTGAATCTGAAGCAGATGATATCTTAGACTTCAGCGAATCTAATCCCTTTGGAACATTCTAATGTTAGGAACTTATTACTATCACGAAATAGTTAGAAAGACAATTATATCTTTTGGAACACTGTTCAATGATATACATGTTCGTCACCAAGATAAAAGTGGTAACGATATCAGCGACTTAAAAGTTCCTCTTGCATATGGTCCAGTCCAAAAGTTTTTAGCAAGACTAGAGCAGCAGGCAGAATTAAACAAAGCAGTTCAAATCAATTTGCCAAGAATGTCATTTGAGATGACATCTATTGCATATGATTCTACTAGAAAATCAAGTTTAGTACAAACCTTTAAAACTTGTGAAGATGGAAGTAAGATAAAAAAAGTTTTTATGCCTGTTCCATATAATATTGGATTTCAACTGAATATTCTTTCTAAGTTGAATGATGACTCTCTTCAAATTTTGGAACAGATATTACCTGTCTTTCAACCACATTTTAATCTTACTATAGACTTAGTAGAATCAATTGGAGAAAAAAGAGATATTCCAATTATTCTAGAATCAGTAAGTTTTCAAGATGATTATGAAGGTTCTTTTGATACTAGAAGAGCACTTATTCATACATTGAATTTTACCGCAAAGACATATCTGTTTGGTCCTATCGCAGATAGCAGTGATGGTCTCATCCGTAAGGTTCAAGTTGATATGTATAGCAGCACTGATAGAGCAACTGCTAAACGTGAAATGAGATACACGGTTGAACCAGTTGCAAAAGTTGATAAAAATGATGATGGTGTTGTTGATGCAAAAGACACCCCATTACTGATGCCAGGCGATAATTTTGGATTTGATGAAGAATGGGAATTCTTTGGAGATAGTAAATCTTACAGTCCAACTCGCCAAACTGATATTTAATAACCATGAAGGATAATTATGAGTCCATTGACAAAGCACTTGATGTTGAAAGTAGCATTGTTGAATCAAAACCAATAAAACCAGTTCCACCAAAAGTGGATAAAAATGATATTACAAAAGATTATGAATATACTCGTGCAAACTTATATTCTCTGATTGAAAAAGGTCAAGAAGCAATTAATGGTATTATGGAACTTGCGGGTGAAAGTGCGAGTCCAAGAGCATATGAAGTTGCTGGACAGTTAATTAAGAGTGTTGCTGATACTACAGATAAGTTAGCAGATCTTCAAAAGAAGTTAAAAGATTTGGAAGAAGACAATACTAATAAAGGACCAAATAGTGTTACAAATAATGCCTTGTTTGTTGGTTCAACTTCAGAATTATCAAAACTACTGAAGCAAGGTTTTCTAAATAATAATGAATCTGACTCCAAATAATGGCAAAAAAATCCTGTAAAAAAGGATATTACTACTGTTACTCTTCTAAGAAGTGTAAGAGAATCCCTATGGGATATTACATTGGTGGAGGTGGATGGCTTCGTAAAGAAGAAGAAAAGTCCGAAGATACTGAAACGAAAAAGAATGGCAACGGAAATGGTGCAAATGGCAATGGAAATGGGAATGGGGGGTCTGATGGGGGCTCTAATGGCGGAGGAGTATCAGAGGCGTGGAGTGCAAAGTACAAAAAGTCAATCGATTGCGATAATCCAAAAGGATTCTCTCAGCGAGCACACTGTCGGGGTAGAAAGAAAGTAAACGAAGCAACAATGAGTCCTGCCCAAAAGAGAAAGGACACCATGCTGAAGAAAAAGTATGATAAGTCTGATATGAAGCAGAATATGATTGATCAGTATGGTAAAGAAGAAGGTACCAAGATTTACTTTGCT